GAAGCCAATCGTCAGGCAATAAAAGCCTGACGAGATTCGACGCAATTGTATCTGACGCGTTTGACAGGTCAATCGTAGCCCAGAACCCAGTGATCGAGCCCTGACGGGCAAGTTCCTGGTTCCGGGTCTGGTCGTTGAGGTCAATCCCCGCTAGTCTTTTCAGACGTTTGCGAATCATAACCCCAAGACCTGACTGCAGCCACGAATTCAAGAGTGGCTGTATTTCGATGTTCCTGTGCGTCTTTGCGTCCTTGGGCACAAAAGTATGTTTTCCACCTTGAGTGACGGAGACATCCACTGTCTCTCCGACAGTGTAAGTCAAAGCGTCAGCCCACGCCGGGTACTCCTCAAGGAGCGGCCCGACGAACGGTAAGAGCTCCTCAGTACAACTAGGGGAGCTCTTGAGCTTTGAATAATCACTCGTCCCGGGAACCTCGGTGCTAGCACCGGGGCCGAACTTGCAACTATCCAACCATCTGGAGACGTCCAACCTCCCTAGAACTCTAGAAATTTTCCACCGAGCGGAGTCAAGCACCGAATCGGCGTGCAGCGGCGCGCAAGCGCGTCCTGCATTCCAGCGTTTAAGTCGGTCGTTCGTGCTGGCACACGTGGTTTCACAATCCACGAACGTGTCGTGCGCAGCTGCCGTGCACTGGCTATCAAAACCAGGGAACGGGTATTTGCGCGCGAACGCCTCTACTACTTTATCGGCAAAGTAAGCATCCCCACACGTATACCCAAATGGGTCGACGTGCAGGCGGGCGATGCTATGCCAATCTCCGTCCACCACGAGTTTATCCACGTGGCGAGCGAAGTCAGTAGAGATGCCTTGACAGATTTTCCTGAGTAGGTGGAACACGAAGTGCTGGTCATCCAGACGCCCGTTTAGGAGTTGGGTGACCCGCTCATTACTGCGACGGGCCATAATTCATCTCCTTACCAGGGCGTCTCGCCCGACTCCACAGCGGCGGTCACGATAGCATCATCGATCATCGCACGGAGCCG